GAAATATCCACATAATTGTGGTTTAAATAATTTAAAAACAAAAAAATATTTTCAAAATGAAAAAAGTACAAAATTTCGTACAACCTAACATTACTACAACGTATGCAGGTGAGTTCGCGGGAGCGTATATCGCAGCAGCTTTGTTATCAGCAAAAACACTTGATAACAAATATGTAACGATTCATCCAAACGTAAAATACAAAGAAGTAATCCAAAAGATTGCTGTAGCTAACATCGTAAATGATGCTAGTTGTGATTTTACAACTTCAGGCTCTGTTGCATTAACAGAAGCAGTTTTAACTCCAAAAGAATTACAAGTTAACTTGGAATTATGTAAGCAAGAGTTTGTTGATTCTTGGCAGGCGATGCAATTGGGCTTTAGCGCATTTGATACTATCCCAGCTACATTCAACGATTACTTAATCTCTTATGTTGGTGGTAAAGTTGCAGAAGTAACTGAACAAAACATTTGGGCAGGTACTAACGTTAACGGACAGTTTGAAGGATTCCAATCTTTACTTTCTGCTTCAGTAGCAGCAGGTACAACTGTTGTATCAGGCGCAATCACAGTATCGACTGGTGTTATCCCAGCATTCTCTGGCTCAGCAACTGTTGTAGGTGGACAACCAATCTCTGGCTCTATCACATCTGCAAACGTAATCGCTAAATTAAACGATATCGTAAACTCTATCCCTGATGCAGTATATGGTAAAGAAGATTTATTACTTTATGTTGGTACAGGTGTTGCTAAGGCATACCAAACAGCATTAGGTGGTGGTTCAGTAGGTGCTAACGGATACAACAACCAATTGACTGTAGGAGAAAAACCTTACAACTTCAATGGTATTGATATCGTAATGTGTCCAGGTATGAGTGCAAACAAAGTTGTTGCAGCTCAAAAATCAAACTTATTCTTCGGAACGGGCTTGTTATCTGACTACAATGAAGTTAAAGTATTAGACATGAGCAACATCGATGGTTCACAAAACTATCGTATTGTAATGAGATTTACTTCAGGCGTACAATTCGGTATCGCACAAGATATCGTATACTACGGAGCATACTAAAAAAATTAAATAAGGGGTGGTGAGAAATCATCACCCTATTATTAACAAATTAAAAACTTAAAGATATGGCTTGTAATTTATCAGCTGGAAGAAATGAAGTATGTAAAGATAGTATCGGTGGCTTGGCTGGCGTTTACTTCTTTCAACAATACACGACAGGTTCTTTCACACAAACATCCGGCTCAGCTACGGCTGACCCACTTTTAACTGGAATACCAACAGGCTCAACCCTGTATTTCTATCAGTTAAAAGGAACAAGTGCATATACTGAAACAGTAAATTCATCTCGTGAAAATGGTACTACTTTCTTTACGCAAGAGTTAACTCTTAACTTAAAGAAATTAACAAATGAAATGACTACCCAATTAAAGCTTATGGCTTATGGTAGACCTCAAATCATCGTAGCAACAATGAACGGAGAAGCATTTTTAGTAGGTAAAGAAGAAGGTGCAGACTTAACTGCAGGTACAATTCAGACAGGAGCAGCAATGGGAGACCTTTATGGTTATTCCGTTACTATGACTGGTATGGAGAAGTTACCAGCTCAATTCTTATCTGGCTCAACTACCGCAAATCCATTAGCAGGTTTAACCAATAACTACACAGTGGTTTACGGAACTAACGACTAATCAGTATAGCATTTTAAAAATATTAGACCCTACTCTTAATTGAGTGGGGTTTTTTTATTTACCTACTATTTTTACTTTGGATGGTGTTAAATATAGAAGAACATAAACTATTACGAGATAATGCTTACATATTTCATATCAGGCAGTAACGGATATACATTTAGAACGAATCAAACTACATCTAGTGCATTTACAATGTCACTACAAGATATGTTAACTCAAACTAATTATACTGCTTCACTTACATCACAATCATATAACCAATGTGAAAGCATGCTTGCAGTAACTGCAAGTATAAGTGGTGCATATGTTGGACAAGAGTTTAGAGCAACATTGAAAAAGGGTACAACTGAATTATGGAATGGAAGTATTCAGGTCTTTGGCTCACAATCAGTATCTAAGCCGGAATACATAAATCAAATACCAATTAACAGTGGTTCAATCTCATCAGATAGCAGTAACCAATATATTATAATGAACTAATATGAATAAAGAAGTAAACTTATCAGTCTTTGGTTTAAAGGGAAATAACTCCCTACCAATAGTTACCGAAGATACTAGAACAAGATACGGATGGATTCCATTTGGAATAAATGGACATGATGATTTCTTTGATGCGGTATCTGTTGCATACAATCAATCAACAACAACAGCTGCATGTATAGAAGGTATTGCAGATTTAATATTTGGTAAAGGTATCTACTCTAAAAGATTAGAGTTCGATACAACACTACAAAAGATACTACCGCAAGAGGATGTTAAGAGGGCATCATTCGATTTAAAACTATTTGGTAATGCCGCATTCCAAGTCTATTGGAACGATGAGCATACGAAGATAATTAAGTTTTATCACATACCCGTACAAACACTTCGTGCTGAAAAGATATATGATAATCCAAAGATTCAGAACTACTACTATTGTGTAGATTGGAATGACCAAAGAAAGATTAGAGATAAGAAAAAGATTCCTGCATTTGAAACATCGAATGAGAAGATGGAAATACTTTGGGTTAAGAATTATACTCCTAACTTATATTACTATTCTTTACCTGATTGGATATCATCACTTCAGTATTCTATTGTAGAAGCTGAATTAAGTAACTTACATACAAACAATATACTAAATGGTTTCTTACCAATGGTAATGTTAAATATGAATAGTGGTATTCCAGCTCCTGAAGAAAGACAAACAATAGAAGATTTATTATACGCTAAGTTTACAGGCACTAATAATGCCGGTAAGTTTATGTTATCATTCAATGATGACCCTGCTACTAAACCGACTATCGATGTAATACAAATAGATAATCTACATGAGAAGTTTAGTTATGTAGCAGAATACGCACAAGATAGAATCCTTGTATCACATAGAGTAACATCACCTTTGTTGTTTGGTATCAGAACTGCTAACAATGGATTCTCTTCTCAATCAGAAGAAATGAAAACTGCTTTTAGTATCTTACAAACAATGACAATTGCACCATTCCAAAATGTAATTCTAAATACTTTAGATTACGCATTGACGTGTGGTGGATATGATAATGCCGAACTATACTTTGAACAATTAACTCCATTAGCAATTCTTTCACAGCAAGCAGAAGAAACAGGTCAAACTATTGAAGAAGTTTCTGATGAAACTAACGACCAAATGGAAAACCCTGCAACTATTGAAGATGCAGGTGATGCAGACCCGCAAGATATAGCACCTGATGAACCAATCGAAAGATTTGAGTATGGTTTAAGTGGAGCATTTTTTAACAAAGAATATACAACCCAAAAATTATAAGATATGGCAACCGCATTATTTATTACAAGAAACGATATAATTAAGAATACCCCATTACAGGGTGCTATTGATGCAGATGCACTTCTACCATTTATGTATACCGCACAGGTAAAGTATTTGAAGAATCTATTAGGTACTGTATTGTATGATTATTTGGGTGAACAAATCGAAACACAAACCGCATTTACAGGAGCATATTTAGATTTAATGGTAGAACACGTTAAGCCAACCTTAATTTGGTACGCTTGTGTGGAATATATTCCTTTCAGTTCTATTCAGTTCAAATCTAATGGTGCTGTGAAGCAACAGAGTGAGCAAGGCGTCGCTCCAAGCAAATCGGAGATAGATTACCTTCTAGCGAAGGCGCAAGCAAATGCTGACTACTATGCGTTGAGATTACAAAACTATTTGATTTCATACTCAAACCAAATTCCACAATATTTGCAATCAGTAGGAAACCAAACACAAATATATCCAGACCAAACGAATCAATACTTTGGTGGTATTCAATTATAATCTATGAGCAATTATTTAAGATATAATCAGGGAGTAAACTATACATTATATTATAATGCATTAGAATACTTTGAAACAATAATGACTAATCATCCTTCTATTGCCAAAGTAACAACAGGCGATATGATGGAAGTAGATGATAGAGAATTTTCTATGTACCCATTGGGTAATGTAAATATATTAAGTAGTACTGTATCTAATTCTACTACTAGACATGAGATACAATTAATAATTGCTGACAAGATTAAGAATAAAGATAACGAATCTAATCCTATCACAAATGAACAAACGATTCCATTTTATGGGA